TGTCGGCGGCGACCTGGGTGCGTGACTGGCGGAAACTCTCGGCGTCTCGGGCCATGATCGTGATGTTGACGCCGCCGCCTGCGCCGTAGCTCTGTGCCTCGCGCCGCGAGAGCACCCGCTCGCCCCGCTGCAGGATCGCGGGCACTTCATCATGGCGCAGACCCACGGCACCGCCGGAGTGCATCCGGGGCGCTGCGGCGAAGGCGAGCGCGGGCACCATCCGTGCTGGTCCGCCACGACCGATGATGCCGCCCGCGTGCAGCACATTTGCGAACAGGCCACCGGCCTGGCCAAGAATGCCACCAAGCGCATTCGCAATGGGGCCGAGGATGAACCGCCGTGCCGCGAGCTTGGCGAGATCGGCAATGAGCGACGTGACGAGGTCGCTGAAATTGAGCTTGCCCGTTTTCACGAACTCGCCGACGGCGTTCTCCGCCGACTGGAAGGCGCTAACGAGGCTCTGTCCGATGTCACCCCCGATTTCGCGCGCCTTGCTGGCGTAGTCCGACAGCGCCGCCGTGACGGCCTGCCACCCGGTGACGGCGGCCTCGGCGGCAGGCTTCGCTGCGGCGGCCGCCGTTCCGGCGGCAGCACCTGCTTCTGTGGCTGCGCGCCCGGCATCACCGAGGGCGCTTTCGAAGCGTTCGGCCGCATCCGTGGCATCGGTCAGCGCAGAGCCGTCGGATTCACTGGCGCGTGACAGTGCCTGGCGCAGCGCTTCGATCGAGCTGAGGGGCGCTACTGCGGCGTTTGCTGCTGCCCTCGCAGAAGCCGCGAGCCGGTCAGCCTCTGCACTTGCCTCCGCAGCCGCGCCAGCCGTTTCGTAGAAGGCAGACCCGGCGCTGACGGCCGCTCCATAAACGCCAAGCATGGTGGACTCCATGCCGGGAATGCCGTCGAGGCCGCGCGCCACGGCGTGCAGGAAGTCTGCCCACGTCTTCTGGATTTTTTGGAGCGCTGAAAGCCAGCCCGCGCGAATGGAAGCCCATACCGACTGCAGGGAAAGCGAAAGCGACTCTCCGCCCAGCTTGATCCGGTCCCAGACCTCCGAGGCGACATCGCCAAGCAAGGCCATCGCATTGCCGAAACCACCGGCGCCCTGGGCAAGTCGAGTGAACTGGTAGATCAGTTCGCCCGCGCCAACGATCAGCGCACCAATGCCGGTTCGGATGAGCGCCCCGCGTAGAACAACCAGAGCGGTTGCGAGGCCCCGCACCGACAGCGCCGCTGCTGCCAGTCCCGCAACCCAGCGGCCGCCGAGGAATGCGGCGAAGGTCGCGGCATAGGTGGTCAGGCGACCGATGTTGTCGAAGAGACCGCGGATCGCGACGCCAAGCGGACCGGTGCGGCTGGCGAGCGCCGCCATGGCATTGGCGACGGCTTCCAGCGCTGGAGCCGCGGCGACCGCCAGCTGGTTCGACAGGCCGCGCCAGATCAGCCCGAGCCGGGAGATCGCGTCGTTCGTCCGCTCGATCTGGTCCGCATCCTGCTCCGAGACCACGACCCCGAATGCGAGCACGTCCTCGGTCGCCTGACGCAGCGTTGCCGTGTCTATCCGGCTCATGGCGATCGAGCCTTCCTCGCCAAAGAGCTGACCGGCCACGGCGGCACGCTCCGCAGCCGGCACGAACTCCTCGATGGCGGCATTGATCGCGCCGACGCGCTGATCCAGCGGCAGGGCGATCAGCCCGCCGGCCGAGAGCCCAAGACGGTCCAGTGCGTCGGCAGCGGGGCCCGTTCCGGCGGCCGCCTGGCTGAGGCGCCGCGTCAGATCCTTCGTCGCCTGTTCGATCCCGGACATCGAGACGCCTGCCAGCTCGCCCGCGCGCTCGAGCGTCTGGATCGAGGCGACGGTGGTGCCGAGCGATTGCGCAAGCTTCGCCTGCGCATCGACCGTCTGGAGACCTGACCGGATCATTGCCACGCCAGCGGCGGCAGCGGCGGCCACGGCGGCGGCAGCCGCCACAGCGACACGGCGGGAAAACGCCGCGAGCCGGGCGTTCGCCGCTTCCATCTCACGGCTGAGCCGCCCGAAGCCACGCGATCCGGCTTCGCCAACGCCCTCGAGCTCCGCGCGCACCTGTCGCCCGCCGACTGCGGCGAGCCGGACGGAGACACGCTTCTCAGCCATTGGGACGTTCCACTTGTTCGTTGAGCTTGACCACCATCACCGCCTCGATGACCGGCAGCAGTTCGGCAATGGCGAGCGGCGGCACGCCGAGCGCGTCGCCGAGCGCCAGCGCCGCCGACATGTCCCAGCCGATTACCGCACCCGGCAGGACGCGTAGCTGGCCGCCGAGACGCCCGACGAGGTCCCAGACCTGCCAACCCTCCGGCGTTTCCGGACGGTTCAGCCGCGCCGGGCAGTCCGGGCAGGTTTGCGGGCAGGCTTCGCAGTAGCGCTCGCCCCCACCAAAGGACCATTCGGCGAGAGCGCGGAGGCGTTTTTTTCCTGTTCCAGCAGCAGTCCCTTCGAGACGTAGGTCAGCTGGAAGGCCTCAAAGATCGGCCAGACATCGAGCAGGGCATCGATAGCCTCGGGGCTCGGCTCGATCGGGCTGCCGTCGGCATCGCCGATACCCTCCCAGGCGATCACCGCCCGCCGTGCCAGCGCTTTGGCGAAGGCGACGGCGCGCTCCTCGTCGGAGGTGTCTTCCGAAACCGCCTCAATGGCCGGATCGCTGCGCGTCGCCACCATCAGCGCAGTAGTGAGCGGGCGCAGCTGCACCCGCACGCCGGGCGCCAGATCATGCCAGCGCGGCCCGTTCGTCAGGTCGAGGGTCAGCATCAATAGGTCTCCACGTCGTTCACGAGGGTGGCGGTGCACATCCGGCCGACGGTGCTGTCGCGCGCGGCTTGCCAGTCGAAGGTGGCCTGCACGCCCTGCGGTCCTGAGATCTCGATGCGCGGACGCGGCAGGTAGACGGAGTGCACGGTAAAGGTGAAACTCTCGCCCGAGGGCAGCGCATAGGCGAACTCGAGTTCACAAGGCTCGCCATTGATTGCCTGCGTCACCAGCGTGCTGTCGGCGAAGCGGACCTCGATCGAGCCGGTCAGTGCCGCGATGGACGGATCCGCACCGTCGATGCGGCCGTCGGCACGGATCGTCTCGATCCGGTCGAGGTTGTTCGTGTAGGTGATGTCGGCCGAGACGACGTTGCCAAGGGCGGAGCCGTTCCTAGTGATTGATCCGTTGAAATGGCCGAAGCGCTTCAGCTCGAGCGCAGCAGGCGTTCCGGCGCTGGTGGTCGTCCCGACCGTCTCGCCCTGCGCCACCAGCCGCGCCGTCGCGGTCAGAAGGCCAGAACGCTGCATCTGCCAGGTGATCTGGTCGAGCACGCAGCCGGAATACATCGCGTACCGCGGCACCTCCGGCATGCCGGTCTCGATCGACATGCTGGGCAGCGTCCACGACCCCGACTGGAATTCGTGGCTGTAAGGCGCCTCTGCTCCGGTCGTGGTGGGCGCCCCGAAGGCTGCCTTCAGCCAGAAGCCGAAGGCCTCGGCGTCGATGGGCACGACCACGTCGCCGTCCGCGGTCACCGCGTCCTTGATCGGAGCCAGCGGGTCCCGGCCGTAGCCCAGAAGCTCAGAGTTGAGCAGCGGCTGCTCCGCACCGAGCGAGGTGCTGGCGAAGGGCATCTTCGTGAAGCCGCTCGCGGGCGGCGTTCCGTAGGTCGTCTCGAACGCAAGCGCCATCAGCGCCCGCGCCCCTTGGGCTCGTGCCATGGTGGTCTCCTCAGGTTGTCGGGATCAGCCGAGCGGGTCGGCCGTGGTGTAGTGCAGGACGACCGGGATCACGGCCGCCTTCAGGCTCGCCGCGCCCTCGACCAGCAGGTCCACCGGGCGCGGTGCCTCCGCCTCGACCCAGTCGCAGAGGCCGCCCAGCGTGCGGTCGGCGGTGAGTGCCGTGCCGATGCTGGCGCACAACGTGTCGAAGACGGCGTCACGCGCAGCGCCTTGGACAACCGCCTCGATCTCGGCCCGGTGCTGGTAATGGTAGCGCAGGGGCGACAACGTCACCTCGGGCTCCCCCGGCTCACCGTCGCGCAGGATCAGCAGGCCCTCGGCCGGGACGCGCTCCGGCAGCACCTCGCCGCGCAGAGCGGTGGCGGGCAGCGCCGAGAGCCGCGCGTGCAGCGCGGCGAGGATGGTTTCGCGGGTGGTGGGCATGTTGCTTTCGGGATCTTTCCGAATGGCAGTCGATTGGCGGCAACGGGCGGCCAAGCGGACCCGCGCCTTCAGCGAAGGAAGTTGGTACACATACATTCGCTAATGATGCGGATGCTCGGCGGGCGCTGACCCGCATTCGCGCGCAAACAAAGGGCCCGACACACAGCTTGCGCCGCGCCCTGTCGTGACTAACTTTGACCTTCGGGCTGTTTCAGCTGTCGTCGACGCGACGCTTTGGCACAATTACGGAGAACGTCGTCCCCGATTCCTGAGTTGAGTCGACGGAAATCATCCCGCCGTGCGCGACGACGATCTTGTGCGCTATGAAAAGCCCCAGGCCGAGGTGGGTCGATCCAGCGCCTTCCGAGCCACTCTCCTTGCCACGCGTAAGGGAGTCGAAAATCGTCTTCTGCTTGTCGCGAGGTATCGGGTCGCCCTCGCTATGAACCGATATCAGAACCCGGTCCTCCTGATCGGTTACGGCGACCGAAACGACGCTGTCGTCGGGGCTGTATTGGAGAGCGTTTCCTATCAGGTTTGAAAACACTTGTCCCATTTTGGGCCTGTCCCACTCGCCCTCGGTAGCATCCGCGATTTTGATCTCGATCTGCTTGCCCCCGGAAAGCGTGCGCATCTCTTCAACGAGTTGCATGCCAAGCTCACCCATGTTCATGGACGTTCGGACGAGTGGCAATTCTGAGCCGAAGGCGGAGCGCGTGACTTCAAGAAGGTCGTCGAGTATGGAGGTCGCGCGTTCCATCGCCATCGCGATCTGGCCTGACAGCATGCTGTCCCTGCTGCCGGCCACGCCGCGCTTGGCCATTGACCTAGCCGTCATCAAAGCGGCTCCGATCGGGTTTCGCAGATCGTGCCCCAGCACGCCTAGGAACAGGTCCCGGGACTGATTGACCATTTTCGTATACTCGGCGACCGACTCCGTCATCGCCTGATCGACTGCCTCATTGAAACGGGTCATATCTTCAAGGTCCGTCGCGGGGAGAACCTGGCTGGAGGCCGTCCACAGTTTCACGACACTGGCCCGCAGCGCACGGTATTCGGAGACCATCTGGTCGATGTTGAAGCCGTCGGACAGTCTTAAGGAAGCATGAATTTCCGCAGCGCTCCGGGTAAACTTGCCGCCCTCCGCATCGAGGCCGCGAGATTTTCGAACCTGCTCACTTTTTGATTGGGGAGATTCAAGATCATCGGCGATGAACTCGAGAAGTTCGACGATATGGTCCTTCAGGGCCAAATCCGTCATGTCGTCGCTGGCCGGCGTTCGGGTCTGTGCAAACTTTACCCATTCGGCGACGATTGGGTCGACATTTGTCCGGATGAAATCTGCGAGCCGCATAGGCTCCGCTTGGTGCTTCGCAATGTCTGGATCAGGCATGGTTCGCTCACTTCCTCAACAGAAGCGCGCTTCCGCTGTCGTCATATATGCCCTGCCATTATTGCGCAGCCAGCGCAGCGAGGGCGAGTCACGTCTTGGCGGTTCCCGAGAAGCCTAAGGAAAAAGGAGGCGCGCCGCCAGTTTCATCATTCGTTGCAAGGGCATCGCAGAACTGAATTTCGCAGGGGCAACCCACTCCACACTGCCGTCACATCAAACGCGTTTCCACCCAGTTCGCCACGATCAGCCCCGGCACGCTGTCCAACGCCCGGTCTGCATCCCGCGCAAGGTCCAACCGCTTCGGCAGCTTCACCTGCGGCACCAGCAGGAAGATCGGCGCGGTGACCTTGCCGCGCCCGGTCTTCGAGCGGGACACCACGGCTTGACCCCTGGTATTAAGCCGCCCCTCCGCCACCAGCAGGCTCGGCCCGGTGCGGCGATAGACGAAGCGGAGGCGAAGACCGCGTCGCCGTTCCCACTCGCCGGGAGTGATCCTGCCGCCGCGCAGGGACTTGCCCGCTGCAGGCAGCGGGATCGCCAGCCAGAACCCGTTCTTTGAGCGGATCAGCGGCCCCGTGTCATGCGCGCCCACGATGACCGGCGCTTTCGACCAGACCAGCGCTGCGGCGTCCAGGCTTTCGCCCGACCTCGGGAAGTTCTGGCTTCGGATTGAATTGGCCAGCCGTGTGCCTAGCCCCGCGCCGGTGATCTGCAAGCGCCAGGCGGTCTTCAGCCCGCTTCCGGCCTCGCGCATCGCGGCCGTGGCCGCGCGTTCTCCCGCCGCGACCTCGGCCGCCATCATCGCGACGATGTCGGGATCGATGTCGAGCTTCAATTGCACGCTGGCGTCAGATCCACGGTCCAGACCAGCCGCTCGCGGTCGCGGACGGGCTCGCCTTGAATGAGGAAAGCCTCGCCGTCGATCTCGATCCTGTCGCCGGGGCGCGGGTTCGCCACCTCGGCCACGCGCAGATCGATCCGGGTGGTTTCGGACCAGAGCCGCGCATCGCCGAAGTCGGTGACGGCATCCGCGCGCCGGGCGACGACGCGCACCAGAACGGGCGCGCCGCCGTCGGCGATGTAGACCGCGTCATGGCCGATGTTCGGATCGGCGAAGAGCGCGCCAACGGCGGCGGCGAAGGCGCTCATCAGAAGGTCGCGTTCAGGCGGACCCGGCCGATGGTGTCGCCCGCGCCGCTCGCCACCGCCTCGACGGCCACGCCGATGAGGGTGTTGTCGGTCGCGACGGTCGTGGTGCGCTTGTTGGTGTCGTCCCAATAGACCTTGGCGCCGACGGTCCAGGCTTGGGAGCCGACCTTCGTGATGTCGAAGACGCCGACGAGCGCGGTCTCGACAGGCTCGCCGAGGGCGGCGTCTCCGGCAGCGATGCCGAAGATCGAGCCGACGAGCAGGCCATCGCCGGAGGCGACGGCATAGGGCGCGGTCAGGGTGATGGTGTCGCCGGGCTGGACGTAGTTTTTCATGGGGAGGATCCTTGTGGAACGACGAATGGCGGCCCGTGAGGACCGCCCGCGTGTCAGTGTTCAGAATGGGGTGCAGGTTATGCGCCCGGGTTTTTGTAGAGACCGCGCCAGTCGATCGCCTTGGCGCCGAAGTCGAGGCGGCACTTGATCTCGACGCCGTCGACATCGAAGCCGTTGCGCGTCTCGATGTAGGCGCCCTGCTGACCCTCGAGATAGGCGTACTCGATGGTGTCGATCTGGTTCGGGCTGGCCGCCAGATACCAGGCGGTCTCGCTGGCCGCGTCGAGCCGCGGCTCGCTGATCGGCGCGAGGGTGCGGATCGACTGCGGCACGACGCTGGACGTCGCGGCGGGGATCAGGTTCTGCGCGACCAGCTGCTCGGCCTTCAACTCCAGCGAGGCGGGCACGATCAGGAAGGCGGGCCGGACGTTCAGCACCGTCTTCTTGTCGAGGCCGGTCTGCTTGGCCATGGCGGCGCGCGCCGCGCCCACCGCCTCGACCGCCAGCGCCGTGCCGGTGCCCGCGAGGTTCTTGTGCGTGGTGTGGAACAGCGCGTTGCCGTCGGCCATCGCGGGGTTCGAGGTGATGATGCCCCAGACCACGTCCGACTCCAGCTGCGCTATGGAGTTGCCGTACATTGCCGGGATCCGGGTGAAGGCGTCGAGATCGTCGTTGATCAGCGTCTGACGGGTGATCGCGACCACCCGGCCATAGGTCTTGACCTTGTAGCTCTCCTGGCTCTCACCCAGCGTCCCGCGCTTGAACTCTCCGCTTTCGCCCACCTCCAGCAGCTGCGGCGCCTCACCGAGCTGGACCCGGTGCATCGCCTTGAAGTCGGTCGCCAGCACCTGGCGGCAGAACAGCATGAAGGTGCGGGGATAGACCTCGTAGGCCTGCCGCAGGGTCTTGTTGGTGACCGCCGAGAGGATCTCGGGGAAGTCCGAGGTCGAATGCAGGGCCCGCGTCGCGACCTCGTCGCGCGACAGGCCCCGGGTGTTGACCCCGGCATTGCCGAGGCTTTCGCGGGCCAGCTCCAGCAGCGTCATGCCGCGGTACTGTCGCGCGGCGTCCTCCAGCTGGAACAGCGTCGGGCTGTAGCGGTGCAGCAGCGCGTTCGCCACCGCGTCGCGGCGGGTGATCCGCTCGTCCCGGCCGCCGAGCGGGACGGAGACATGCGGGAAGGTCCGGGTCTCGTCGGATTTCGCCGCGACCTGGTCGAGAATCAGACGGCGGGCTTCATCCATGCCGACGCCGCGCTTGACCAGATCCTGGGCGAAGCCGCGCTCGAGGTTCAGCCGCCCGGCCAGATCGAAGATGGTGGAGACGCGGTCGCGCTCCGCCTCGCGGGCGCGCGTCGCGACCGCTTCGGTGTCGGGCGCGGGAGTTGCCTGCGTCTTCGGCTGGCTGCGCGTCTCACTTGCGTGGACCTTCGGTTCGCTGGCGGCGACCTTCGGGTCGGGCGTAGCCGCTTTCGGCTCGGTCATGGTTGTGTCCTCGGTTTCGACCGGCTCGGTCGGCTGGGTGGTGGCGGGGGTTGCGGCGTCGCTCGCCGGGGTCTGGGTCTTGTCGGTCATTGGGGATGCTCCTCGCGGTGTGGGGGCGTCCCGGCGGTGGAGGACGCAGTCGTGAAGGGGATGCTGGGCACGGAAGCCTGCGGCAGGGTCGGCCCCGACCGCGACGGCGGAGACCTCGAAGGGCGTCCAGTCCACCGCGCGCCAGAGTTCGCGGGCGGCCTCGGGCTTCGAGACCTCGAAGCGGTGGACCTGGTAGCCGATGGACACCGCGCGGATGTGGCCTGCCTGGATGTCGCGCCAGATCGGCTCGACATCGGCACGCTCGCTGATCCGCACCAAGGCGATGCCCCGGCCGTTCTCGATCCGGGCGGAACCCGGCACGACCGAACCGATCACCGCGTCGAGCGTGTCGAGCTCGTGCACCTTCAGGAACGGCGCGCCCGCGTTCAGCCGGTCGAGCCGGACATGGGCGGGGTCGAGGCTCAGCTCCTCGTCATAGGGCTCGCCGAAGAAGGTGGCGCGTCGAACGCGGGCCCCGGCCGACCAGACCACCTCGACGGTGCGGCTGTCGGCATCGGCTGTGTTCGGCGCAAGCTCCGCCGACCGGCGCATGGCCGGCAGTTCGATCATCGTGTCCATGGGTCAGTCCCGTTTGTCGGCCCGCGCCGGATCGGTTTCCGCGTTGGCGGAGGGGTCGTCGGTGGCCGGATCGTTGGTCTGGGCGCTGCCGGTCTTGGTGACGCGACGCGGGTCGCTGTCGAGCACGATGCCGAGCGCGTCGAGCTTGGCGTTGGTCGCGGCGATCTCCGCCAGCACCGCGTCAGGGTTGCGACCCTGCCGGGCGATCACCTCCGCCAGAGTCATGCTGCCCGACCTGATCGACAGCAGGTTCGCCATCGCGTCCTTTTGCGGATCGACCGCCTCGAACTTTGGCGGCGACCATTCGACCGGAACGGTCGGCGACGGGATCTGGCCCGCCGCCCACGCGGCTTCGGTGAACCAGCGCCAGACTGGCGCGCAGAACATCGGGATAAATAGTTGCCACTGGACGGCGTCGATCTGGCGGCGGAACTCCACGAGCCCCGCCCGGATGGAGGAATAGTTCACCTGGGACAGGTCCCCGGTCAGCATCTCGTAGGGCACCCGGAACCCGGCCGAGATCGTGTGTAGGCTCGCGCGCTTGTATTCGCCGTAGCCGCCGGTAGCCGAAGGCTGGTTGAAGCGGATGTCCTTGCCGCCCCGCGCATAGGCGATCAGCCCCGGCTCGAACTGCTCCACCCGGTTGCCGTCGGCATCGACCACGGAGGGCGCGATCCCTTGCTGGGCCTCGTCATCGCCGAAGACGATGGCGGTGACGCAGGCCTCGGTCTTCTTGCGGACCAGCTCGGCCACCTCGTAGTCGTCGAGATCGCGCAACGACCTGATGACCGGCGCGCCCCAGGGGACGCCGCGTGCCTGCGTCCGCTGTTTCTCGTAGACATGGGCGATCTCGGTCGCGGGGACCGGGCGGCTCTGCAACCCGTTCTGCAAGGCCCCATAGGCGTCGCCCGGGTGCTCGGCATGCAGCCAGTAGGCCCGGCGCTTGCCGACCGGGTCGAACTCGATCCCCTGCACGAGGCGTCCCGCGCCGAGGGTGCCGGACTTGGTGGCGTCGAGGAAGTCGGCCTCGAGCACCTGCAACTGCAGTGGCACCGGCAGACCGTCGCTCGCACGCCGCAGGCGACGGCGCACCAGCACCTCGCCCGCCTCGACCATCTCGCGGCAGATCAGCGTCTGCAGCCCGTAGAAATCAAGCTGGCCATCGGCATCGCACTCCGCCGTCCAGCGCTCGAACAGCGCGTCGACCTTTCGATCGAGCTTGTCGTCGCCGCTCGCGGCGCGCGGCATTAGCCCCGAGCCGATGATGTTATTCACCAGCACCGCCACCGCCTTGGCGGCATGCGGGTTGTTGCGCACGAGATCGCGCATCCGGTCGCGCAACAGGGCGCCAGCGACGCCGATCTCGGTATCGGCCGACGATCCCGGCGCACGCCAGCCCTCCGTCCGCCGTCCGCGCGCAGCCCCGTCGTAACCGCGCGTCAGGCTCTCGAACGCCTGACGCGCCATCACGCGACGCGCGGCCATGCGCGGCGCAGCGAACGCGATGGCGTGGTCGAACCAGTTTGCCGACATCAGCGATCCCCGCGCGAGAAGCCCGCAAGCCCGGCCTCCGGCAACGGCCGCGTCGTTCCGGCGATGGCGCGCTCCATGGTGCGGATGCGGGCGAGCAAATCCTCGGCCGAGCCGTAGTCCACCGACTTGCCGTCGTAGCTCACCCGGGTCGTGCCGCTGGCATAGGCCCGGCGCAGCGCCGAGAGTTCGGTTTCTGTCCAGTCGGTCATGTTCAAAACCATCCTCCACGCCGCCCGAGCCAGTCGGAGCGGCGCTTGCCCTGCGGGGTCTGTCCCGGCCGGTTGATCTGCCCGGCGGGATCGGTGTCGGTGGGGGCCGCCCCGAGCTGATCCTCGAGGTCGCTCCATTTCTCGTCGGGCCAGCGATCCGCGCCCGCGATCCAGGCGGCGGCGCGGGCATAGACCCGACAATCCAGCGCCTCGTTGCGCTCGCGCAGCTTCTGCCATTCGAGCCGGGCGAAGCCGCGCTTCGTGCGCACCGTCACCAGCTGCTCGGCGACGAACTGCTTCAGCCATTCGTTCTCGACCCAATGCGGCAGGTGCACCGAGCCGGGAGGGAACGCCGCCCCGTCGGCCATCTCCTCCTCAGTCGGCCGCGCCAGCCGCAGGAAGCGGTAGGTCTCGGCCTTGAAGGTCGACACCGCAACGGTCCAGAGCCGCGCCCCGCGGCGCAGGCGTTTGCCGCCCTCGGTCGCGTCGACGAAGGTCGGACCCGAGACCGGGCTCGAGCGGTTGAAGCCCTCGACGCCCTTGACCGGCGACACCTGCGCGAACCCCTGCGCCCGCGACCAGGAATAGACCGCCGGGGCCTCGTAGCCGGTGTCGATCGCGAGCCGCGCAATCCTGAGATGCGCGCCGCGCTCGTGCGGCCAGGAGCGGTCCAGCAGCGCGGTCAGCTCCGACCACGCATCGTGCCGGTCGGGCCCGCTCTCGATGACTACATGATCAACGAGCCAGCTTTCGAGCCCGCGACCCCAGGCCCAGACATCGACCTCGATCCGGTCCTTCTGCACGTCGGCCCCGGCGGTCAGAAACAGCCCGCCCGCAGGCACGGTGCCGGATGTCCAGCGTTCGCGCCGGTCGTAAAGCCGCTGCCAGTCCGGGGCTTCCCCGGTCTCGACCCAGGTCTCGCCGAGGATCGTGTTGCGGAACGCCTTGATCGCCTCGTCCGACCCTTGCGCCGCGTCCCAAGCCCGCACGATCCGCTCCCAACTCAACCAGCCGATCGGCGAATAAAGCGCCGAGAGGTGATACCCCACCGTGGTCGGATCGGCGGCAACGGCCGTCGCCCGCCATTCGCCGCCCTCCAGCATCGCCGTCTTGTGGTGTTCCGCGATGGGCTGCTCGCAGCCCTCGCAGTGATACTCCGCCGTCTCGGGGCGGCCCTTCTGCCAGCGCAGCCGGTCGAACTTCAGCCACTGCATCGCGCCGCAATGCGGGCACGAAACGAAGAACCGCCGCTGGTCGCTCGCCTCGTACTCGCGCTCGATGCGCGACAGCCCCCTGATGGTGGGCGTCGAGACCAGCAGCACCTTGCGCCGATGCGCGAAGGTCAGCGACCGGGCCTCAGCGAGCGTGACAGGGTCGCCTTCCTCGTCGGCCGAGGCCGGATATGCGTCGACCTCATCCAGAAAGATGTAGCGCGCGGGTGTCGAGCGCAGCCCGACCGCCGAGTTCGCGCCCGTCATGATCAGGATGCCGCCCGCGAACTCCTTGGACAGCATCGTGTTGCCCGCATCGCGGGATCGCGCGGGCTTCACCCGCTCCCGCAGCTCCGGGCTTTCGTCGATCAGCGGGTCGATCCGCTGGCGCGAGTTGCGTTTCGCCAGTTCCACGGTCGGCTGGACGGCCAGCATCGGCCCCGGCGCCTGGTGGATCGCGAACCCGATCCAGTTGTTGCCTGCCTCGGTCGCGCCCACCTGCGCAGCCTTCATGAACACGATCCGCTGTGTCGGATCGCGGGGCGACAGCCGGTCCATGATCTCGCGCATGTAGGGCGTGCGCACCGTGCGATACCGCCCGGGTTCCGCCGAGGCGCGCCCCGACAGCATCCGGTGCCGGTCCGCCCATTCCGAGACGGTCAGGTCCGGGTCGGGCCGCAGCCCGCTGCCCCAGGCGCGCAGGATTTCGGCCGCGCCGTCGAAGTCCGTCAGGCCATCACCGCTCTCATCGGAAGTCGGGCCGGACCTCGGCGAGATCGTCGAGGTGGGCGCGTACATGTTTCTCCAGGACCTTCTGCATCGCGGCTGGCTCCACGGTGATCTGCTGGCCTGTCGCGTCGCTCCACGAGGCCGACAGCTCGGCCGCCATCAGAGCCGCCACGCGTGCAGGCCAGTTTACCCACGTGTCCCGTTCCTCCCGCGCCAGCCGGAACACCAGCGCCAGCGCGCGGGCCCGCTCGATCAACTCCCCCTTCAGCTTCTGCAGGCGGATGCGCCGTTCCTGCGCCTTCAGCACCTCATTCGCGGTCTTGGCCTGCAGGAAGGTCGTGCCACCGCCGATGGCGGGAACCGCCAGCCCCTGTTCGCGGAGCGTGTCTCCGACCGCGGCAACCGCCGCCTCGGGGACGGGCTTGAGTCTCGGCGCAGGCGCCTTTCTCGTCTTGGAGGGGTCCGTCGTCTCGGCACGCCGGGCGTCGCTGGCGGCCGCGTTGATGCTGCCGTCGGGATAGAGGACCAGCCGTTCGGCCGTCTTCGCCTTCTGGATCGCGCCCCGCGACAGGCCGACATGCGCGGCGTACTGGCGCTCGCTCATGCCCTGCATCAACGGCTCCGATTATCATTCTAGATCAGGTGCTTATCGAGTTGATAAGCGCGGCGGACAGAGCGAACGTCACTCCAACGAAGCGATGCAACTCACCACGGAGCCACCCGATGACCCGCCGCGCGACCGACAACACGAAAGCTCTCGACGCCTTCATCGCCGCCAAATTCGAGATCGACGCGATGCTGGAGCGGCTCGCCGCCCTCAGCGCGGACCACTTCGAGACCAACCCCGACGAGATCAACTGGGGTCACGTTGGCACACTGAACCACTATCGCGAGAAGCTCCGCGAGATCACCGACAGCGCCTTCAGGGAAGGCGAATACGCCGAGTGAGACGACCCAGTCCCGGTCCGGCCCGCCGACTGGCGGGCTCGACCTCGTAGAAGGGCCCGCATTCCGCGCGCCCCGATACGGAGACGACGATGACCCAGCTTTCCGACACCCAGTTGCTAATCCTGAGCGCGGCCGCGCAGCGCGACGACCGCAACGTCCTGCCGCTCCCCGGGTCCTTGCGTGGTGGCGCCGCCACCAAGGTGGTGGGCGCGCTGCTCTCCCGCGGGCTGATTGCCGAGACCGCGAGCGACAGCCAGACCAAGGCCGACGCGGCGCCGAACCGCATCTGGCGGAACGACGATGACGGCGGCGCGATCCTGCTCCACATCACCGACGCCGGCCTCGCGGCCATCGGCATCGAGCCCGAGGACGCGAACACGGGGCCTGCGGGCGCGACGGACGCGACGACCGACGCGCCCGCGCCGGACACCCCCGGCGAACTGGAGGCCGCGCCCAAGGCGCGCACGCTGCGCGAGGGCACCAAGCAGGCCACACTGATCGCCATGCTACGCGCGCCGGAGGGCGCGACCATCGAGGAGATCATGGCCGCGACCAACTGGCAGTCGCACACGGTGCGCGGAGCAATGGCCGGGGCGCTGAAGAAGAAGCTCGGGCTCGAGGTCACCTCGGAAAAAGACGAAGGACGCGGGCGGGTCTACAGGCTGCCGCCCGCGTGATCCGCGACACACCGGGTTGCACAGACGCCGTCCTTCGGGACGGCGTCTCTCATCTGGCGCTCCGTATCCGGATCGCCTCGAACATCCGTCGCAAGGCGAACGAGCGGGCAATCGATACAATGGTGAAGGCCGCGCCCATCTGCAGGTTCTGCGCCAGCGTGGTGTGCAGCCCGAAGAGAGGGAAGATCAGGATCTGCGTGACGACCGCGACGCCGTAGCCGACGATCACGTTGGCGACAGACTCTACCAGCGACATGGCGCGCGTTTGCTTCATGCTGCAGCCTCATCCATCGACCAGCAGTTCAGCTGCGAGAGTTCGCAGCGCATGCGCCGCAACCAGCGGGACCACTCCGTTGCCACAAAGGCGAAGCCGGTCCACCCGGTGGGCCAGCCCATCAGCGCCTCGACGAACAGCGGGTTCAAGGTCCGGCGCGGATGCGAGGTATCGCTCCCAGCCATCGGCGTCACCAGGACCTGGCGGCCAAGCAGGCCGTTCACCGGCGTGTTCACCAATGTCGTCGCCCCATCCTTGTGGTCGCGCGCCGTCGGCGTCATCCACATTCCAGCCGCATGGGTCAGGTCGGCCGAGCGGCGATTGCCCGCGCTCGGCTTGCACCCGTCGTTCGCCATCGGCGTCGGCCAGTCGCGTGCCATCCGGTCCAGACCCTTCTCTTCTTTCCGCTCGCCGCCCCGGCTGCGGAAACTGTCGGTCTGCGGCGTCGGCCAGAGGCGGATCGCATCGCAGAGCGTTACTCCGTCGTGATGCCGACTCCGGGGATTCGACCGTGCACTGGTCCGGTTCCGCCCGCTCTTGCTGTCGGTCACTGTGGCGGTCGGCCACAGCCGCAGCATCTCCGTCCGGTTCCCGCCACTCGAGCGGGTCCCGGAGCAGGCGCGCGGGGTTGGCCAACTCGTCTCCCTCGCGGGCGGCGAGAATGAACAGCCGCTCGCGCTTGTGGGGCGCGCCGACTTCCGCCGCAGTGAAGAGGCCAGCCGCAAGCCTGTAGCCCATGCCGACCAGTCCTGCGGCGACTTCGGGGAAGCCGAGGCGGAGATGATGGGCGACATTCTCGAGGAAGACGAAGGGCGGCTCGACCTCGCCGACGATCCTGGCCACATGTGGCCAGAGGTGGCGCGGGTCGTCGGCACCCCGGCGTTTGCCCGCGACGGAGAACGGCTGGCACGGATAGCCCGCAGTGACGATGTCCACCGCGCCGCGCCAAGGGCGGCCTTCGAAGGTGGCAACGTCGTCCCAGACAACAGCCTGATCCAGGGACGCGTCTTCCATCCGCGCCACGAGAGTGGCTGCGGCGTAGGTTTCCCGTTCGACATGGCCCACAGCACGATATCCGGGGATGGCGATGGCGAGCCCGAGGTCGAGCCCGCCTGCGCCGGAGCAGAGGGAGAGGCCGAACAGGCATGCGTCTCCGGCCCCGGAAGCGCGTCCGGAGGAAGATATAACCAGGTCATGCATGGCCTCAGGCTGCGGATTTGCGCCGGTGCGCAGGTTTGGGATCGGGTTCGTCGGTGAGGGCGGCGGCATCGTCGCCCAGCAGCTCGCCCTTTACCTGCGCGAAAGTCCGGCCGTCGCCGTCAAGGATTGCCTTGCGGCCAGTGTCAGCCTGCCAGCGTTCCACGGCGACATCGACATAGGCGGGGCTGATCTCCATCGCAAAGACGCGCCGGCCGTTGGCTTCGCCCGCCATGATCTGCGAGCCCGAGCCCGAGAACGGCTCGTAGCAGAGCCCGCCTCGCGCCACATGCTGGCGCATCGGGATGCCGAACGCGTCGAGCGGCTTCGGTGTGGGATGGTCGGGGCGGTCAACCTTGGCGAAGCTCGGCAGCGCCCATGTTGACGCGAGGGTTTCCTCGGCCACTTTCGTCGGGCGCTTGCCCTTGATCCAGCCCATGAAGCAGGGTTCGTGCTTCCAGAGGTAATGCGATCGGGTCAGGACACCACGGTCCTTCACCCAGATGATCTGCTGATGCACAAAGGCGCCGGCCTTTTCCCAGCAAGCTTCGAGCATCGCCTGGCGGCGCGAGGCGTGCCAGCAATACCAGGCGGCATCCTCGGCAATCGCCTCGGCCACGGCCGCCGCGATGAACCCGTCATAGAGTTCCGCGCCCTGCGAAGAGTCATCCCAGGTCGTGCCGTAAGAAGCCGACCAGTCCTTGTTGCGGGTCGGGTGGTTCGAGCCGTCATAGTCCACGAGATACGGCGGATCGGTCGCGAACAGGATCGCGCGTTCGCCATTCATCAGGCGCCGCACGTCGGCATTGTTGGTGCTGTCGCCGCACAGAAGCCGGTGGTCACCAAGTATCCACAGGTCGCCGGTCCGCGACGCCGGATTGCGGGGCGGTTCTGGGATGGTTACCGGCGGCACACTGGCGCCGCTTTCCTCGCTCTCTCCCTCGGGCACGAAGGACAGCAGCTTGTCCAATTCGCCGTCGGTGAAGCCTACCAGCGACAGGTCGAAGTCGTCCGCCAAAAGGTCGTTCAGTTCCGCCGACAGCAGCGCCTCGTCCCAGGTGCCGAGTTCCGTCAGCTTGTTGTCGGCGATCCGGTAAGCCCGCCGCTGGGCCTCAGTCAGATGACCGAGGAGGATGACCGGGGCCTCGGTCAGACCCAGTTGGGTCGCGGCCAAGACGCGCCCGTGCCCCGCTATCAGTTCGCCATCCTCAGCAACGAGGCACGGAACGGTCCAGCCGAACTCGGCCATGCTGGCGGCGATCTTCGCGACCTGGTCCGCGCCATGCGCCTTCGCGTTCTTCGCGTAGGGCTGAAGCTTGGCCAGCGGCCACATCTCGATCGTATCCGGGGCAAAGCTCAGCGTCATGTCGGGCGCGGTTCCTGGTTGGGTGGATGCCGGCGGCTTCGGGACTCCGATGCCACGCTGGACTCCATGCGGGGTCCAGCGGCCACGAGCGGTGTCCGGTCAGAAGGGCTCGTCTTTGTTGGTGTCTGCGCGGGATGCGGGTGGCTCCGGATTCCGGGTGGCTTCCCAAAAATCCGGCCCTGTCGCTGGCGATGTCCCGCGCTTCGCCCGCCAGCATACGAATATCGCCAGGAAGGAACCGTGAACTCGTCTGGAACCGGTCGAGGTCCTGACGCGCGCGCCTCCCGCGAGGATAGCTGAAAACCTAGTCTGATCCGCTGTTTATGTCCGTTCGAAAACTGTCCGGCGGACACTTTCCTCGCCACTGCTTACCGCCGCGCCGCGCCTGCAAGCTCGATTACCTTGCGCTTCGAGTAGCTTCGATTGAGCCGCCGACCATTGAGCCGGAATGCAATGACGCACAGCGCATATAGCCAGCGCTCGTGGGCCGCCGACCGCTGCAGCCCGACCGTCCAGCAGATCGCTTTCCAACGCTCGCCGTGCGCACGCAGCCAGATGATCTTGCCGTCAACCGGGTCGAGCCCCACCGTCCAGCTCAGCGTCTCCTCCATCCGGCTGATGGCGGCGGGCGACGGCACGATGCGCATCGGCTGCGGCTGCTGTCCAACCTTGTCGGCGAAGTCATGGACGACCTCCGGCCATGTGCTGAAGTATCCCTGCCGCCGCGGTTCGGGCAGTCGCTTGAGCACGTAAGCGGCTTCCGCCAGACGTTCCTCGACGAGGCTCGGTGTCCACTCGGTCATCGGCGCGCCTCCTTCGCCTGATGGCGATCGCCATAGAGCTTGTCGCCGAGTTGCCGGATCAGTTCACGCTCCGGCCAGGTCAGCCGGTCATCATCAAGCGACACTGCGAGGACACGCTGTTCGCGCCAACCATCGCGCTTGACCTCATCGGGACTGCGGCGCTGGCCGCCATATCCTCGCGGAGCCCATCTCACAGCACACCTCCCCGGGTCTCCATGGCCCAGAGCAGGATTGCGATCGCATCGGCCTCATTGTCGTCGGCAGGCCGAAACCCGCGCTGGCGCATCGCTGCAAGCACGGCTTCCTTGCCGGCGTTTCCCTTGCCTGTGGCGAACCGCTTGATGGTGCCGACCGGTACGCCCTGATAGGCGACGCCCTCGCGCTCGCACCACGCCGTCAACGTCGCCAGAAACCCGCCATAGAGGTGGGCGGCGTCGGTCCCGATGTGACGCCGGACCTCCTCGAAATAGATCGAGGCCAATCCGCCGCTATCGTCGGCCAGCTGTTCGAGCCAGTGCTGGAAGCGCAGATACCGCATGCCGCCGCCATCGTAGCGCCCGGTCCGGAAGGTCGCGGTGCCACTGTGAACGATCCCGTTGACCAGGCTCGCCCAGCCGGTGGTGGTCCCGAGATCGAGAGCGAGAATGGTGCTGCCGGCAGAAGCGGAAGCAACATGCATGGGAGAGAGGTCGGCTCGAGGGACGGGTAATGGATGCATGTTCATGCGGGTTGATCCTTCTCGTGTGCTTTCGGGGATGAGAGGTCCGGCACGCCATGCGCACACGAAGCCCCTGGGGTGGGCGAGGGAGAACCCGCCTGCGGCGTTCTCCCCCACCCCTGAAGGGGGTGGCTTTCACCCCCACAACTTGGGAGGCCAGACAAGGCCTTGGCAATGTTCCAAAATTTCAAGTTGGGGATGGGCTGGGGAGCAGCCGCTTCCCCAACTTGAAACTGCGCAGCCCGGCGAAGCCGTACGAGCAGCAGCGCAGGTAGTTGGGAGAGGTCTTCCCAACTTGACGCTGCGCAACGGCAGGCGGCAGTGCGGACCGGAGCGCAGGAAGTTGGAACCCGCTTTCCCAACTTCCCCAACTTGAAGCTGCGCAGGTCTGCGCATGATGCGGATCGGTGGAGGGCGATCATTCGGCGCCCTCCGGATAGACCTAGACGCCAGGGTTCTCCACGGGAAGAGCGGCACCGGTCTGGGGGCACTTGTACGTGCTGGGCAGGACCGGTATCCGCTCCGGAATGAGCTCGCCGGTCTCGACATCAGCAATCTCGTCGCCGGTCGGGAACACCATGTCCTCGACGCAGAGATATCCGAACTTCGACTTCGAGGTGGGCAGACCGAAGGGTGCGCCGTCCCGGACGAACTTGATGAAACCCTTGGTCGCCAGCACGCTGATCCGTTCGCGGATCGTGTCCTTGCCACCGAGCCCGGCGCGGTTCTCGAAACTCTCAGCGAACTGCAGCGCCGTGTAGAGCCGCCCGGCTTGGGCTTCATCGAAGAGCAATTGAAGGATGACGTCGTGCTTGCGGACGCGCTCGGCGTCGAGCTTTTCGCCGAACTCGCGGCGGACGATCCTTGTCTCCGAGCGGTCGATCTCGACCCAGCGCCCACCGGCCTTGTCGACGACCATGGGCTCGATGCCCGGCCCATTGCGCAGTTCAAAATGCAACATCCGCTCCGGGCACTCCTCGTCGGGCCGGTGCATGATGATGCCGGAGCTATAGAAGCTGCGGAGGGATCCGGCGCCCGAGAGCGCCATGAACGGATCCTCGACCAGCTGCTTCTTGGTGATCTTGCGTGTGTGGTGACAGAGGATCAGGCCGGCATCGGGCGCAACAGCGTCGCGCAATGCCTCGATCCGCTCCTGCAGGAAGAAAAGCATCGCCGTGTTGTCATTCTCGCCACCTCCGTCCGGGCCGCCATCGAAGAGGTTGCGGATCGGATCGATGCAGAGGATGTCGGGTGCGCCGTGTCCGTAATGAGCACGGGCGGCAGCGACGGCGAGAGCGACGCCGCCCGCGTCGAGCAGCATGCGCACCTTGGGCGTGGCGACCAGATTGTCGCGCGCCGTCGCCAGGAGAGCGGGATCGACCTTGATGGCCTGGAGACGCTCCCGGAGGTAATGATATTGGATCTCGGCCTGCAGATAGAAGATCCGCAGCGGCCGGCTCGGCGCGAAACCGAGGAACGGCACGCCTGCTGCCATGTGGACCAGCAGGCTGATCAGGAAATCGCTCTTGCCAACCTTCGGCGCGCCGCCAAGCACCAGCATCCCGCCCGGCGTCAGCAAGCGCGGAGCAATGATGTCCTCCGGCATCGGGCTTAGATCATCGAGCAGCGCGCCGAGCGTGAAGGCCGGCAATGCCGACATGGGTGGGGCGGAGAGCCGCTCGAGCGCCGGCCCATGACGTTCCTCGTGCAGTCGCCAGAGGCGCTGCGCTTCCGAGGCGAGTCGCTCCAGCGGCCAGTGTGGGCGTAACTGGGCGGCGTTGTACTGGCAGATTGCCTCCCAGGCCTCGTCACGGCTCATGCGGCCTTCGTGCGCCATACGCACATAGTGACCGATCGCGGCACTGGCGCCGTGGAAGCGTGACCAGTCATCGGCGCCGCCTTCGCGGACCGGCGTCTTCAGGATTTGCTCGATCGATGGTTTGTCGGTCGTCGGTCCGGGCTCGGAGCCAACACCTGGCAGCGGCGGCATGTCGGCGACGAGTTCGGCAAAATCGCCCAGATGGACCTCTACGCGAGGGCTGTGGCGGCGGATGTTGACCAACCGTCTGAACCCGCCCTTGTGATAGACCGAGCCCGCCAAACGGATGGGTTGGTGGGCCGAACGGAAATGGGTGTCGCCGCCCACCTTGACGGCGATATCACCGCGCAGCCGACAAAGGAGCGAGATGTCCTCGCCCTCGGCCGGTTCACTCAGGCGCCACCAGACATGGAGCTTGTCCAGGCCATCTGGCGTGCGGCCGCCGCTTTCGACGAGCAGAGTCGGTTCGCCGAGATGCCGGATGAGATGATCGAGCTTGGCTGTGATGTCGCCCGCGTCGAGATCGACCAAAACGGTCTGCATCTGCCGGACGTCGGCCGCCTTGGCCCTGCCGGTGTCAGCAACTGTTCCCGGCACAACGTAGAAAGCCGCGCCCTCGCGCGCCGCCCAGCTGGCGAAGGCCCCCGCTTTCTCAAGCAGACTGTCGCCGATCTCGATCCAGGCGTTATGGGGGCGGCCGTCGATGCCCTGGCCCTTGTCGACGAAGCCCCGCAGCGGCACCCAGCCCTCGCAATAGCCGAAGACGACGTCGAGAAAGATCGCGAGCTGCTCGGGATCCGGCTCGATATCGAAGGGATCTGCTTGCGGGGCGGCGTCGTTGAAATCCCGCCATGCATCGAGGGAGACGACCTTGTTCTCACTCATGCCGGCTGCCCCCAGCAACGATGCGCCCACGGGCACATCCGGCACTCGTGAAAATCGCGCGTCGTGGCGATGCGGGGGAGCAGCTCTCCTGCGTCCGTAGCCTGCAGGATCCGCACGCCGCGGTCACTCATGCGCTGGGCGAGGCCTGCGTCGAACGGTACGAGCTCGTGGTGGAGTTCGGCGGTGTCCTTGTTGATGGCGGTGAACAGTGCCGGATTGGCGGAGATGCCCGGCACCTGCGCTTCCATGTAGGCCTGGTAGAGCGCGATCTGCGCCGCGTAGATGGGCTTTGCCAGAACGACGCCCCTGGCCACGGTGTCGCGCCAGTTCTTCGCGTTCATCGTCTTGCATTCCCAGAGCGCCGGAACCTTGATCTGCAGCGGCTCTGGTGCCGCGGCGATGATCCCGTCGACGTGCCCGCGAATACGTCCATCGGCGGCAGAGAAGCCGAATTGCTCTCCGTCCGGCTGGTTGCCCTTACGGGTGTAGAGATCGAACCTGGCGCCGCGCAGCCACCGGATTGCGAGGTCTTCGAGCGCGTGTCCGATCTCGAAGATCCGCAGTGTCCGCCCGCCGAAATCGGCGCCTTCGTCCTTCGAAGCTCCGGCGAACTCGAACTGGAGGGCGCGCTCGCAGGCCTGCCCGAGGCGAGACCCCCCGAGGTAGGTTCGTGGCGGGATTGCCGCTCGTTCAGCGACGATCGCCTCGTCAATGACCGTGTTGATGTGTTCCGCGCAGCTGGCGCGGTGATTGTAGTCGAGCATCAGAACGGCACCTCCGCATCGACGCTCGCCGCCATGCTGTGCATGGCGTCCTGGAAGCCGCCGACGGCGACCTCGATGAGCGTCAGCACCTGCGCCTCGGAGAGATCAGAGAGGCGCGCCTGCCAGCCGATCTCCTCCATGATTTCGGCAAGCGGTTTCATGGCGGCGCGGATCGCCGCCTTCTCGTGTTCGGTGAGGTCAACCATGGCCCAGCGCTCCCGCGCCAAGCGCGTCCAGAAGCCTTGGCAAGCCATCGAGCAGAACCAGGCCAAGGGGCGCGGCTGCTTGGACCGCACCGGGTCGGACCACCCAAAGCCACGGGTTGGCCGCCGACACACGGCGCAGAGCGTCCCACGCGGATGCCAGAGCCGCAGGCGATCGGAGGCGGGCGTGACCATGAGCACCCTCCATCACGCCGCCGCTCCGATCAGTGCGTCGGGATCAGCGTCGGCGGCCCCGAAGACGAGGGAGCGGATGGCATCGCGGTTGAAGCGGAAGGACAGCAACGCCGAGGCTTGGTAGCGGGTGAGCCCAAAGTCCTGCCGGTATTCGGCCGGCAGGAATGCGAGTTGCCGGCTGGTCGGCGGCTCATTGAGCCAGCGACGCGTCTTGTGAGCGCTCTCGTCGCTTTCATGCTCGTTGAGCCAATCGTCGGCTGCCGCCAGGCACACAGTGCGCTCGCCCAGCGCCAGCAGATGCGGCCGCTGCTTCTGCAGGCCGCCGACGCCATACCAGCGGCCGCCCAGAAAGAAGACACCGCCCCAGGCGTTGAAGCCGTTGGCGACAAGCGCAGCATCGTCGCCAAAGAGATCGCACCAGCGGAAACTCGACCGCTTCAGGAGGTCGATCTCCGACATCACGAAGTCGCCGATCGGGGAGGCCTCACTACTCTCGGCGCGCTCCCAGAGATGACCGCACAGCGGGCATTCGGTGGTGGCGAGCGGCACAACGGCGCCGCAGTCGGGGCAATCCTTGGTCGGCGCCTCGCCGGAGGGCTCATGGTCGTTCAGGTCGACGTCCTGCTCCAGCGATCCGTGCAGCAAGGTCGAGGTGCCGAAATCGAGCACGATGCAGTCAGTCTTGACGATGCCCGGATGCTCTTCGGGCGAGACCGTGCGCAGCCCCCGGCCGACCATCTGGATCATGGTCGACTTGTAGGAACTCGGCCGCAGCAGCACGACGCAGCTGGTCGGCGGGTGATCCCAGCCTTCGGTCAGGACCGCGACGTTGACAACGACCCTGAGTTCCCCGGCGCCATAGGTGTCGAGTGTCGCCTTGCGGTCCACATCGCTCATGTCGCCGTAGATCAACCCCGCAGCGATGCCCGCCGCGTTGAAAGCGTCAGTGACGTTGCGAGCGTGGTCGACGGTGGAGCAGAACACCACCGTCTGGCGCTCGCTCGCTTTCTCCTGCCAATGACGAATGACCGCTTCCGTGACCGGCGAGCGGTTCATGATCGCGTCGACCTCTGCCATGTCGAAATCGTCCGCTGTGCGGCGCACCCTGGTGAGCTGATCCTGGACGCCGACATCGATGACGAAGGTGCGCGGCGGCACGAGGTGGCCGGAGGCAATCAACTCCCCGATCCGGATCTGATCGGCAACGTTCGAGAACACCGGGCGCAGCCCGCGCTTGTCGCCCCGGTTGGGGGTGGCGGTAACGCCATAAATGCGGCACATCGGATTGCGCTTGAGCGCGGTGTCGATGATGCGCCGATAGCTGTCCGCCGCCGCGTGATGCGCCTCGTCGATCACCAGGAGGTCGAGCGCAGGGATCTGATCGAGATTGCTGGCGCGTGCCAGCGTCGGCACCATCGCGAAGGTGACCTGTCCGCCCCAGGATTTCTCCTTGGCATCCACGACCGAGGTCGTAATCCTCGAGTTCACCCGGCCGAACTTGCTGCGGTTCTGGACTGTCAGTTCGTCGCGGTGGGCAAGCACGCAGGCCTTGGCTTCGGTCTCGACGACCATGCGCCCAGCGACCGCAGAGAGCATGATCGTCTTGCCCGCTCCGGTCGGGGCAACGCCGAGGGTGTTTCCATGTTCGCCGAGCGCGCGCACGCTTCGCTCGACGAACTGCTTCTGGCGGGGGCGCAACAGCATTGCGGCGGCCTCACTGTGCCCAGGAGGGGCGAGCGCCCGGCTGCGGCATTGAAGACTGGGCGGTGAAAGCCGGCGACTGCGGCGGCGCCACCGTGCCGGCTGCGCCCATGATGGCCGCATATTCCTTGTGGTCCGGCGTCACCGCCGCGCGAACCTCGTTCTTCTCGTCGCCATTGGTATCTGTGCCGATGTCGATCTTGGCCACGAACTCGAGCCCGTCGAGATCGGCGAAGCTGCTGATGCGGCGGGCGGCCTGCGCCTGTGCAGAAAGGTCCTTGTCCGAGATGCCGCGCGCAGAATTCAGCATGCCGCGGATCAGGCTGCGGCCCATGTTTGCCCAATCCGGCCCCTTTGGGCTGTAGAGCCCGATCAGGGTGAAGATCTTGCGCCGGGCGTACGGCCCTTCAAGCACCGTGAACTCACCTGAGAGGTAGACCGAACCGGTCGTTCCCCGCGTGGCGTATCCACCGGTCCAGCCCTGCGCCGGGTCGTCGAAACCGCCTGGGCGGATCGTCAGGCGGACCTTGGCCAGCGTGCCCTTGGGGATGATGTTGGTGTTCTGCTTGACGTCGTTGAAGTCGTTCCAGGATCCAGTCATGACTGGGCTCTCCTCGTTCAGGCGTTTTTGGAATTGGTGGGGATGTCGGTGGCCGGAGCGGCGGCGGCCGGTGATGGGTTGCGGTAGTCGAGCCGCTCGGAAGCGGGTTTCACCGGCCCACGGATCTTCGCCATGAGACGGCCGAGATGCGGCTCCTCGACAGACAGAAGCCGGCCGGAGCGGTCCTTCGCGGGAAAGTTCCAGGGATTGATGGTCTGGCAGACAAAGGCTCGGTACGCCGTGCCGGACTCATCCTTGATCTCGGCCATCGTCAGGACTTCATCGACGATGCCAGGGAGCTCGAGGCCGGTCTTGGACCCGTCGATCTGCGCCGAGAAGACGCGCCGGTTGAAGTCGTCGAGCTTCTCGTCGAGGATCCCGACGAACCAGACGTTCTTCCCTCGCGTGTGCTGCAGATGGGTGAGCCACCCGATCATCTCGCGGCCGTGCAATCCATATGCGCCGCGGATGTCGGGCTTGCCGGTCTTTTCTGAAAAGGCTTCCGGCTGACCCTTGCACCACTGGAAGCATAGTCTGGCCGCAACGGTGATCGAGTCGATGAAGATGGTCTGGTAGCTGTCGAGCCCCGACGGATCGCCGAAGCGCTCGCACACCGCAGCGTGGTGGGCGTGGCTGTAGACCTGGTCGTCCCGGAGCGCCGGATTGGGCCCGCCGATGAAGACAGCGAAGTCGCGGCATTCGGCCCAGGTACGCGGTCGCACGCTGTCACCGGACCAGCCCTCTATGGCCAGATCGCCCGCCTCCAGATCGATGAAGAGGGTGGTCGCGGGATCGAGCGTCCAGAGCAGACTGGTCTTGCCGATGCCGGACTTGCCGAAAATTGCACCCTTGATGCCACGCGGTTCGGCGAGCCGCTGATCGGCCGAGATGATGGGGAGGGTCATTTCATTCCTCCCCGGCCCGGATGAGCCTGAAGGTCATCTTGCCAGTCCGAACCGTACGAGCCGGTTCGAAGATCTTGCGGATGTGGGAGGGCCAGGCTGCGTAAGCGCGCTCTGTGATGTCGAATTTCGTCCTGACGTATTCGGCAGGGTCTTCGCCGGCGGCTCTGATCTTTTCGACGAGCGCAGCAAGGATATGCTGATCCCAGTCGACCCTCTTGGGCGTGGTCACGGCAACGACGACGCCATCTTCGTCAGCAAGGCGTACCGTGCCGGTGTCCTTGGCACCTTCGAGGCGCGCCATGGCGGCGCGGTCGGTGTATTTCAGTGCAATGGCCCCGTTGAGCCACTCGCTGATCGCCTCGGCGGCGCGCAAATGTTCGCCGGCTTCCTCCTGGAGAAGCGCCAGTTGATCGGCGGCCAGAGCGGCGATGTCGCCGATCGGCATGAGCCCGAGGTCGTCAAGTGAAATGCGGTTGGAATCTCTCATCGCCGCACCCGTCACGCCGCAGGATTGGCGAAGGTGCGGGCGGTGCTCGCGCGCATCTGCTCGCGCTCGTACTCCTCGATGTCCTCGAGCCGGTACACGACCCGGCCGCCCAGCTTGACGAAGCGCGGACCTTCGCCTGTCCAGCGCCACCGCTCGAGCGTGCGGTGCGAGATGTTCCAGCGCGCAGCCAGATCAATTTGATTGAGGTGTTTCGTAGCCATCTGTCTGTCCTTCGGTTCCAGTCGAAAACCTGCGGAGAGGATGGCGAAGGATCAGAACTGCGTCGTCGGGACGGAAAGTGGATCGTCAGGGGATGAAATGGGACTATATTCCCACGCGAAGGGGGATGGCTGGGGGATAAAGCGCAGGCGAGCCAAGCCCATCAAAAGCGAAAAGCCCGGCTGAACCGGGCTTTGTGGTGGGGGATCAGGAGAACTTGATGTTGAGCCGATATCGTCCGCGCCGATCGGACTGGATGAGCTTGCGCCATTCCGGCTGTGTCTTGAAGAGATCAGACAGACGCGTGCAGGAGGAGCCGGCATCCGCCAGCACCGCCTTGCCGTGCTGCCAGGGGCACCCGCTCATGGCGGCGTCGTGGAGGATTTTCACGACGCGAGCCTGGAACTGCCCGAGCATGTAGGTTCGGTCTCCAAGGGTGACCTCGCTGAAATCATCCCTTTGCTCAAAGACGATCTCGGAGCCGCGGCCAATGCCCGCCAGTCCGTGCTTGGCTTCAGCACGATCCCGCTCATCTCGCCGGACGACCAGTTCATCCTGCTTGACCAGGATGCCGTTCTCGGGCTGCAGCACCACGCAGTAGCGACCCGAGGGAGCATCGAAGCGCCCCACGCGCAGCGCTCCCTCGTGAAACAGACGATAGGCGTCGTGAGCGCGAAGGTCCTGAAGTCCGTGGAACGGGCTCTGGTCGTCTGGGATGCTGCACCACTGGCCCTTGTCCACCTCCTCGTAGATGCCTTGTTCAAGGCGGACGCCATAGAGGCGCACCGAGACTTTCAGCAGGCCGTTCTCGGCAAGGTACACCAGATCGCGGTGAGGCAGTTCCCACCGCTCCTCCAGCTCTTCGAGCGCAAAGTACTCCTTCTCGATGCCTGCCATGCGACGGACTCGCCCACTACCATTCGTTCTGCGTTTGTTCTATTTCCTTGACGCGGACGAATCAATCCGTCTATGTCCACATTATCCACATACTGGATGGTCCAAATGCAGATGAAGCTCGCCGAACGGCTCAGGGCACGCGCTCAGCAGTTGGCAATGAACGCGCGCGAAGTGGCGGAGCAGGCCCGCGTCAACCGGTCGTTCGTTTACGACATCATGCGCGGTCGATCGGAGCATCCCAACCTGGAGAAGCTCGACAAGATCGCCAAGGTGCTGAAGGTCGACCGCAACTGGTTGCTCAATGGCAGGGGCGAAGTCGAAGGCGAAGAGCCCGTGATGGGCGAGGAAGCGGACGGTTTCGTTGCAATCCCCTCGGTCGAGGTCACTGCCTCGATGGGCGGCGGGAAGCTCGTCGCCGACGAGGTGGAAACCGGTGAGCCCTATCACTTCAAGAGCTCATGGATCACACATAGCCTGCGCGCCAACCCGGTGAACCTGAGGATCATGCACGTCGAAGGCGACAGCATGATGCCGACCCTTCACGACGGAGATGTCGTCCTGGTGGATCTCGGCCGCGCTCTCCCCACCCCACCTGGCATCTTTGTGCTATTCGATGGAATGGGCCTGGTCGCCAAGCGACTGGAGCACATTCCAAACTCCGATCCACCACAGGTCCGCATCATCTCCGACAATACGTTCTATAGCCCCTATGAGCGAACGGCCGAGGAGATCAAGATCATCGGGCGCATCAGGTGGTTCGGGCGAGAGATATAGGGGGAGAGGACGTGGCTGCGGGCGGGAGCAGCTCGGGTCTCAGAACTCACCGCTGGGCTCGTCTCCAGCCGGCAGATCGCGCTTCAGCCTCGCTGCAGAACCAACGCTCCCCTGCACGCTCGTTGATCTGAGTCTGGTCATAGCCGCGCATGCCTGGAACGTGATAGATCCGCTCGCCACTCCTGCTGATGTTGCCCTTGATGTCGCAACCGTCCGACGTGACCGGCGCAAACAGGGGGACGACAGGTGACGAATTCCGTTGGGCTGCCCGCCACTCCCATGGCGGCTGAAATTCGCCCTGCCAGATGCCCGCCCTTGCGGTGGCCGCCGCCGACTGCTCATCCGCGTAGGCGCCACCACTATAACGCGGCCAGTCCATAGCCATTCCGGCTCGCACCATCGCAGCTGCCACGCCGAGCCCGTCGGCGCGGAAGCAATCCCCGACGAACCGGCCATATTGATCCCGCTCCACAAACTCGCAGCGCAAGGGTCGAGACTCAGAAAGCAATTGGTCGAGGGCGCGTGCCGACATCGCTCCGCAGCGGTATGATTGTCCCTGATCGTCTTCGCAGAGCTGCGAGGATTCGGGCGCATCTATGCCGTTGATCCTGATGCGCTCGCCGGCGATCTCGATCGTGTCGCCATCGATAATCGAGGCGCGACCAACCAGTGGCCGCTCGCTCTCGTCCGCAACCAGCGAGTCTGCCGAACTTGCAACGAACGCAAAAGCAGCAAAGATAAACGACAAGATTGCGCGTTGGATCATTGGCATGTTCTCCATGTTCTCCAAATGGCTCGAAAGACGACGAGAGTTAAGACGGCTTTGTCAGGATGATGCACGCCAACTTGTAGAGCGGGATCCCCTGACCGCCTATTATGATGCTCAACGCGCCGCCGCTCGGGCTCGCCTTGCGGGTGATGGTCCGGCTTTCCTCCATTGGGCGCGTGTCGCGGCGGAAGTGGCGCGAATCAGCCAGGCGCCAATGAACTTCGGAACCGTCGAAGCAATCGTTGAAGAGGAAGAGCGCCGCGCCCGCAGCTGAGACTCGCGCACCTTTTTGAATGATTTCTCCACGTTGCGATAACCCACTGATATCGCTTGAAACCTGTTCCGCCACCGGTACCGTTCGCTGATCATCTTCAGTTGCGAACGGTCTCATGCAAGACGCTCGATCCGGTCCAAACCCGCTGTCGCCCGGCCATCTGTCGGCGGACGAACGCCTTGATGAGCTCGCCAGCATCGTTGCTGAGGGGCTGAGGCGTCTTCTGCCGGAACAGTCCAGTTCTTTACTTGCAGCTGGCGAAGACAGTTCATTCGACATTCTCGCCCTCAAACGCCGTGTTGCTCGTCGCAAACCGAGCAACCGAATTGGAGAGCGATGATGCCGGGCAGGACTGGAAGGATTGAGGCCGAACTGGGACAACCGCGCGAGAGCGCCGCGGCAGATGGGAGCGTGATTGCGCAACTGGCGGCGATTAAACGTATGACCGTGGCCGAGTTGAAGACGAAGTGGGAGAGCCTCTTCGGCGCGCCCGCCCCGAACAACAGCCGCAGTTACCTTGAGCTAAGGCTGGGTTACCGGATCCAGGAACTGAGCCTCGGCGGGCTATCGCGCGAGACCCGTCGGACGCTGGACCTACTGGCTGACGAGATCGAAGGCCAAGCCAGGCGCAGGTCGATCATCGCCGATCCCCGCAACCCAATCGTCGGCACAAGGCTCGTGCGCGAATGGGACGGGGTGGAGCACACCGTCACGGTCTTGAAGGACGGCTTCGACTGGCAGGAGCGGAGGTTCAAGTCACTGTCGGCGGTGGCGAGGGCGATTACCGGCACGCAGTGGAACGGCTACCGCTTCTTCGGTCTTCGCGAAGCTCGGAGGGACGACCGATGAGCCGCCCTCAGGAAGCCGTCGCGATCATGCCGCGCCGCCAGCGTTGCGCCATCTACACCCGCAAGTCGAGCGAGGAAGGGCTCGACATGGAGTTCAACAGCCTCGACGCCCAGCGGGAGTCTTGCGAGGCCTACATTGCGAGCCAGCGCTCGGAAGGCTTCGCCGCCATCCGAGAACGCTATGACGACGGCGGCCATTCCGGTGGCACCCTGGAGCGGCCCGGCCTGAAGCGACTCATTCAGGACGTCGAGGCCGGCCTGATCGACGTGATCGTGGTCTACAAGATCGACCGTTTGTCGCGATCCCTGATGGACTTCGCCAAGCTGGTCGAGATCTTCGACCGCAATCAGGTGACCTTCGTGTCGGTCACACAGTCGTTCAATACCACGACGTCGATGGGCCGCCTGACGCTGAACATTCTCCTCAGCTTCGCTCAGTTCGAGCGGGAGGTGATTGGCGAGCGCATCCGCGACAAGGTCGCCGCGAGCCGCAAGCGCGGCATGTGGATGGGCGGCCATGTCCCGCTCGGCTACGATGTGTACGACCGCAAGCTGGTGATCAACGAGTCTGAGGCCGCGACGGTCAGGATGATCTTCCAGCGGTTCGTCGCTATCGGCTCCGCCACAACGCTGGCGAAAGCGCTGGCGGCCGAAGGCGTGCTGAACAAGCGCGGCAAGCCGATCGACAAGGGCTTCCTCTACAAACTGATCAACAACCGGGTGTACCTCGGCGAAGCCGTCCACAAGGGCACGGCCTATCCCGGCGAGCACGAGGCCATCATCGATCAGGCCCTATGGGACAAGGTGCACAGCATCCTGCAGGAGAGCCCGCGCCTGCGGGCGAAGAACACGCGCCGCCAGACGCCGGCCATGCTGAAAGGGATCATCTTCACCGAGACAGGCACCGCGATGACTCCGACTGCGACGAAGAAAGGCACGCGCCTTTACCGCTACTACGCATCTATGGACCTGATCCGAAACCGCCCGACCGGCGACGCCCCAGGCCCGCTGCGTTTGCCTGCAGGCATGGTCGAGGACGCCGTCGTCGGCGAAATCCGCCGCATGATCCGCGCGCCCGAGATCGCGGCGCGGACGATCAAGGCCTTTCGCAAGGAGAGCTCAACCGTGGATGAGAAGGCGGTCGTCAAGGCGCTCGGCGAATTTGATCAGCTCTGGGGGGCGCTCTATCCGGTGGAGCAGACCCGCATCGTCCAGCTTCTGGTCGAGCGCGTGACCGTCCGCGAAGACGGCATCGCCATTGATCTTCGCCACGAGGGGATGGGCTCGGTCCTGCGGGACATGATGGCGCCCCTCCGGCCGGAGGCCTACGCATGACCAGCACGACGGACACCATCCGCGTCGTCATTCCCCTGGTCATCCGCAAACGGAACGGGCGGCCGAAGATCCTGCCGCCCGACGATATCGACCAGCGAAACGGCCGGGCGCAGGATCCGCATGTGCTGCGCGCCATCGCCCGCGCATGGAGCTGGCGACGGCAGCTGGAAACCGGCGCCGCTTCCACGATCCAGGACGTCGCGGCGGCTGAGAAGGTCTCCGACCGGTTCGTGAGCCGAATGATGCGGCTCGCCTATCTCTCGCCGGAGGTTCTCGAACACCTCATCATCACGCGCGTGCCGCCGGCGCTTTCGTTGAACGACCTTGCCGCAGTAGCCGACCGGTCATGGGTGGAGCAGATGCAAATGGTGTTCGATGCCTCCCAAGAATAGCGCCGATCGCAACAACTCCTATCCTTGGCCCCGCCGAAACGAGATGCGCACCAGATCCGCTATCTCGGTACGAGGTGCCGGGTCGGCGCATCGCTCGCCAGCACCAGCCTTATCGATCGTTTTGCCCGGCTGAGGGCCACATACAATAGGCGCCCGCCAAGCACGTCATCCGGGTACTGATGGCGATCGACGGGGCAGAGCAATACATGGTCGAAATCGAGCCCCTTCGCCTTGTGAATGGTGCTTACCATCTGCGACGGCCACTTGCGCCGTCGCCTTATGCGTCCGAGCGCGCTGCGAAAGGCACGCGGATCGTCAGTCCGATCGAAACCGCAGAGCGCCCACACGTGATCGGCGAAGCGGATTGTGTATCCGGGGGGCAGCGTGTCGCGGACCATGCGCATCGCCACCGCCACGCCGCGATGATCGGGCGATGCGTAAATCGGCTCTAGACAACCAAGCCACGCTATCTGGTTGCGCCCCGCGCGATCGCGGTTAATCGCGGTGCTTAGCCGTCCGCGAAGCCCGTCAGACAGATCGGCGGTCAGGCCGACTCCGATGATGGCAAGGAAATCGAGAAAGGCACCGGCCAGCCCCTGTGCGTTACCGGCTTGCGCTTCCAGCGCTTGGATCAGTACTTCCAGCTCATCAAGTTGCGCACCTTCGTTCAGAGGCGCACGCCAACCCCCGGCCTGTGCCGAGGACTTTGCCATATTCCCGAGGAATGCCAGGACGGCAGCGCTATCCGGCGCTCCGTTCAGGAAGGCATGCACCTCCCGGCTTGCTGTTGGCATGTCCCGGAAGCGCTCGCGCCCCGCCAGAGCATTGTGCGAAACCGTCCACACGCAGGCAGGCGCATCGCGCAGGACAACGGGGTTTCCAGCTTTCAGCGCCGCACGGCTTGCCATGATCCACTCGCCAAGTTCCGGCGCACCCGCCCACCGATGCGGCTCTTCGAGCAAGCCTCTATCGTCCGCCGCAGCCCAAAGCGCATCCCAATCCACATAGCCGTTATGGTTTCCCGGGTGGATAGCCTGCATCGGATCGCCGAAGATGCGCAGGTGCGCGTTGCCGATCTCCCGCAGCAGCCTCACCGCCTCGTGCTGGTGAACGCTGGCATCCTGGTGTTCGTCCAGCACGATGACCGGATAGTGAGCGGCGACAGCGCGTGCCACGGTCGGGGCCCGGCGGAACAACTCGACCGCTTTCTCGCTCAGCGCGGAAAACGGAACGCCGTCAGCGGGCCTGCCCAGATGCGATTCGATCGGGGAGGGCAGGCCAAGCGGCTGCGCGTAGGCGCCAATGGCTTTGAGGAAGAAGCTGTCGCAGGTCTCAACATCGATCTTCCTGCCCAGCGCGGCGCACTTGCGCTGGAACTCGCCGCACGCTGCATGGGTATGGGAGAGCAGAAGGACCTTGCCGGACGTAAGCCGCTCGGCGGCTTCACCTGCATATTTGGCGGCCTTTGTCGTCTTGCCGCAGCCGCCTGCGGCCTCGATCATAATGACCGGCGCTTCGGAGTGGAGTTTTGCATCCACTTCCCGCGTCATGCAGCGGTTTCCCGTTCAATCGTATCCAGAAAGGCCGCGACCTTTTCGTTCAACTCTTTCGGTATCGGATCGAGAGCCAGCAGCTTGTCTGCGAGCAGGAACCCGCCATCAAAGGACTTGAACCATCCGCTCGGTTTTCGCTTCCCGTCGCGCGGTGGGCACGCTGCGTTGCACAGCGCCTTGACAAATGCTTCGCGCCCGTAAGCGGCAAGGAGCTGTTCGGCAGTTCGGTCCTTGTCTTCGGACTCAAGGGCCGTGCGTAATTCCGGCAGACAGTGTCGTGCGGGTCTGCCCCCGAACTCTTCGGGCCAGGCAACGACCAGCGGCAGAACGTTCTCGGGTAAGGCGCCGAACACGGCATGTTCCAGGGCCGCCCCGTTATCCCAGCGCAATACAGCCGCCCGCCTCCCGATTTCTTCCCAGCTCCCGTCCTTGCGACCTTCGTCGTCGGCCAATGCCCCGATCTGAAAGCCTGCCTTGAGCATGGCCTTGCAGATGGCAACCGCCCTGTCATGTCCGCGACCGTCAACGCAGAAAATCCCGCGCACGGGATAACCTTCGCCGAATCTCGCGATCAGCAGCCGGGTAGCGAAGCCTTCCTCAGTAATTCCCTCGCAGATCACCGGCAACCGCGCCAGAACGGCTTCCGGATTCGACGCTAGCAACTCTCCAATCTCCTTCCCTTCCAGCGCCGTCAGTTCGTGCGCCCGTGGCGCACGCGCCGGCTCGACAACTTCTTCTGGCGCGGCTTGCCCGGCATCGCCTGCAGGCGGGAGCGCTATATTGATGCGAGAAATGACCGCGCCCACAGCTGCACCAGCTGAAAGGATCGCGGGCGCATGTGTTGTAATGAACGCCTGCCGCTTTCCCTCCTGATGAAGATCCCCGATGAAAGCGCGCTGACGATAGGGCTCGAGGCCTGTTTCCGGCTCATCGACCACGGCGAGCGAAACGCTTTCGGCGAGAATCGATGCAAGTTCCAGCGTCGCGAGACGGCGGGTGCCTGTGCCCCAAGCTGGCAGCGGCAAGGCGGTCTCGTCATTCTCCCCGATCATTAGACCGACACTGGCGGCGAGCGACACGCCGGGCGTGCCAACGAGTCCGAGCCGGACGGGGTTGGGCAGGCTGCGCTTGCTGAAATGCCCGTCGATGCGTACGAGCGCCTCTTTCGGCTCATCGCCTAGCCGGTCATGAATGGGCGTGTTCAGGATGGCCTGAAGGATCGACTGCCGAAGCTGCTGGCCTTCCATGTACCGATCCAGCGCACCGCCCTGCACGAGCCTCAGATCGCGATCCCAGCGATCAGCGATACCGAGCCGCATAAGGCCGATGCGCTGCCTCAATGCCCGCGAGAACGGCACGCGCGTCTCATCGTCTACACCGATCACTTCGTAGATGGCTTCTTGATCCTGAGTGCCAGTCAGGCGGCAGACCATTACAGCTTCGGCGCCACCCTCATCCGGCAGATCGGTGAACTGCCCCTCTCGCCAGCCGCGTAGCGGCGGAAGTGGAAACCTGTCGCTTTTGAGGATCGACGCATCTCCCACGGCGAGCGCTGCTTCGATCACAAATCCCCTATCAATGTCGCGGCGGAAATAGTCGAACTCAGATATGTTCATGTTGGGAGCGGGCGAGAGCAGCGCGCCGATGGCCTCGAGGATGGTGGATTTACAACTATCACCCGGCCCGACGATGACGTTCAGGCCAGGTGCCGGGCGCCATTCCAACTTTTTGATGCCGCGAAATCCCTCTATTCTCAGAAATCGTATCGAAGGATTTGGTCCCACGGCCATCGCTTCTTCCGCTTGTTGGTCTATAGGTTCAGTGCGAATAATGGTCGCGTCTTTGAAGACGGTAACACTATCGGCATCAAGACACTCTAGCACCGACAAGCGCGTTGCGCTTCACTTCGATCAAGGACGCCTACTTCGCGTTCTCAGGGTGCCGACGCCAGCCGGGAGAACAGCAGCAGAAAGTGCGCCGTTGCGATGGACGGAACTGGCTGAAAACGTTGACCATAGCGAAGCCGAACCGGGTCAGACGAGGTTCGCTCGGTTTGAGACGAAAGCGGTTCAGAGACCGAAATTCGGGACTTCGCCAGTCTCAGTGGTTCAGGTGGCTCGGCTAAACGCCTTTGAAACTTGGGAGAAATCCGGCGCTCAAGGCGCGTCGCTCAAAGTTCGCAACAGGATAATGGCGGAGAGAGCGGGATTCGAACCCGCGAGACGGTTTCCCGCCTACACACTTTCCAGGCGTGCGCCTTCGACCACTCGGCCACCTCTCCGCATGCGCCGGCCCCCTGGAACTTTTGCCGGCGCGCGGCTCATCTAGTCGATCCTGCCGCGAATGCCAAGGCCGCAGAGCGTTATTGTCTGCGCTCGCCCCCCGATATGCCCAAAGCAGGGCGCAACCGCCCGGCCGCGTCTCGCAAAATCGCCGAAGATGATTGCAGAAAACGCATCGACGCCATATCAGTCGTCCAGCAAAGAAGAAGCGAAGGGTCGCAATGTTCCGCTTCCTGTTCCGGCTGATGGCGACGTTCTCGCTGGCGGTCGCCACCATCATGGCGGTGCTGGACGTGACGCGCACGATCGCCGCCTCGCGGCTGGTGCTCACTCCGCTCGGCGACAGTTGGCGCAGCGTCTCCTCCGTGACGCTGGAACAGACGCAGTCGTTCATCGTTGAAAACGCGCATCCGCTGGTCTGGAACCCGGTAATGGTCTTCATCCTCGGCCTGCCCGGCTTCGCGGTCTTCGGCGTTCTCGCCTTCCTGCTCTATGCCATCGGCCACCGGCCGGAACGGCGCATCGGCCGCTTC